AACCATAACATCTGCAAACGGTGTTTTGAAAATTAACAACGAGCAAATTGTTGTTATAGCCAATTCAGCAGCTCAACCTCCTTCACCGGCCTTTCAAGGTACTGGATCTGGATACACTGCAGGAGGAAATATAAATCCTTTTGCAACTAGTGACGTAATTGACAAATTTCCATTTAGTGCTGACGGTAATGCAACAGACGTGGGTGATTTGACAGTTGGAAGAGGAGGTGGTGCTAGTGGACTTAGAAGCACAACGGATGGTTATGCAGCAGGCGGGAATTCGTGGACTCCTGCAAATCCTTATTTTGGCCAGAAAAACATAGTCGATAAAACTCCATTTAGTTCTGATGCTAATTCCACAGACGTGGGTGATTTGCAAGGCACTAAATTTTGTGGTGTAGGTGGCGCGAGTTCATCTACAGATGGCTATGTATTTGGAGGATGTGGCTACCCTACACCGTCTCCCCCAGGTGGTAGTAACTTACTACAGATAGATAAATTTCCGTTTTCTGGAGCTTTTGCAATTACTGACGTTGGTGATCTTAATGCTAATCCTAACAACTATACTGGACAAGTTGCTGGATTATCATCTACTACACACGGTTACAGAGCTGGCGGATGTTATTCGGGCATTGGAACAACACAACTTGAAAAATTTTCTTTTAGTGTAGATGGAAATGCAACAGATGTCGGGGATTTGACTGACGCTATTTTTGGCGCTGGTGGAACAAGTGCATCTAACGCTGGATTTGTTAGTGGTGGTAGGCAGTTCAATTCTCCTGTATGTCAGAATAAAATACAGTGCACACCGTTTGCTTCTGATACTGGTACTACGTGTGTGGGTGCATTAATTCAAGGTCAACATTATAACACTGCTACGCAATCAGGTGAAACAAGTGGTTATCATTCTGCTGGTATGTGGCCTGCCGGGCAGCCGGCTGCAGGAAACATTATTCAAAAATTTTCTTATGCCTCTGGAGGTGACTCAACTGACGTTGGAGATCTATCAGTAGCCAGAGGAAACCGAGTAGGTGAAGGGGCCGCTGGATTTCAAAGCTAAAAATTTTTATTATGAGCATAAAACAATTTTTTCAAGAAAATAAGTACGCTTATTTTTCTAACGTCATTACAAAAGAAGAAGCAAAAAGTTTATCAGATAATCTTTTCAAAAGAAAAAAAGAAGGTATTCTGATATCAGATGATCAGTGCCCTAAATCCCACGCTGTGTATGGCGATCCATTTTTTGACGAACTGTTAGAGAGATTGACTGTACCTCTTTCCCATCAAATTGGAATAGAACTTCTCCCCGCATACACATATGCTAGATTGTACGAGCCTGGCGAAATATTATTAAGACATCGTGATCGACCTTCCTGTCAGATATCAACTACTATGACCCTTGGCTACAGCAAAAAATCTGATATCTGGCCAATATATCTTCAAGAAGACGAAAACAAAGAGGAAGGCATAGAAGCAATTATAAAGCCCGGAGATATGGTTCTATACAGAGGAGATCAACTTTGCCACTGGCGGAAGGAATATACTGGTGTGTGGCAAACCCAAGTTTTTATGCACTATGTAGATGCTAATGGTCCTTATAGAGATTTAAAATATGATCGTAGAAAAAATCTGTCCCACAAAAGCGAAGCTGTTTGGAATAAAATAAAAGAAGATCAAATCAAAGAAGTTAAAAAAAATAAAGATAGAAACAGGGAAAGGCTTGGAACCACTACGGGCCCGAAGAAAAATATCTCGTGAAAAAGTTTGTTTCTTATAAATAATATGAAAAAGGAGTACAACTATGGCTTATACAACAAGCGATGCCGTCGACGCAGTATTTAACAAAAATGCGTCTAACTTTCAAGATGCAGTAAGCGATTTGTTGAGCAACAAATTGGGAGAACGTATTGGTGTTGAGAAAGTTGCTGTAGCCCAGTCATTTCTTAATGAACCTGAAATAGCAGACGACGATGAAGAACAAGAGGTTTCCGATGAAGACGTTTAAACAACTTTTCGAAGCACCCGGAGCTCCGGCTCAAGACAACAAACCTGAAAAAGATACTGACGATGAAGTTAAGGGTTACAAGCCCCGTTCAAAAGGCGAAGAAGATTTTGCTAACATGCATATGGTATCTAAAGTAGACCACCCTGTAGCTACTGATGCTCAATTCACTGGAAATGTGGAAAAGGGTAACCCTGAACATCATCAGGGTGGTAAGAAACAAGCTGAAGGAGAAACAGCGCCTGTCAAGCAGGGTACAACAGATGTTAATGCTGGTGGTTCAGAATACAAAGAACCTAAACAGTACTCACGCGGTGGCGAGAAGGCTGCTGTGATGCAAGGTTCTTCAAAGATTAAGGAGAGTTTCTCTTCTTTCATTGAGGAGAAGACTGATGGCGACGATTAAACTTTTAGGTGATTCAGCTGATTTGTCCACAGCCAACAACTGTGGTAGTGCCACAATGGTCAGAGTAGTGAACACAGCAGCAGCTGAAGCTACTGTTACTGTTGCCAATACGATAGCACCAGTTAATGGTGGTGGTACTTCGGGATCAGTTGTCATCGAAGCTGGTGCAACAGAAATTATTGTTAAAGAACCAACAGACACATTAATAGCAACAGCGTCAGTAAAAGCAACACCAGTAGCGAGATACTAAAATGAAACTCATATGCGAAATAAACGAAGAGTTAGAATACCTTTCTGAAGATAATGGTGGTACAAAAAACCATTATATCAAAGGTGTGTTCATGCAGGGCAACCTAAAGAATAGGAATGGCCGTGTGTATCCCATGGAAGTGCTTCAGAAAGAGGTATCTAGGTATAATAAAGAATACATTGATCGCAAGCGAGCTTTTGGTGAACTTGGCCATCCAGCGGGTCCTACAATTAATCTCGATCGTGTCTCGCATATGATTCAAGAACTCAAGCAAGACGGTAACAACTTTGTTGGCAAGGCAAAGATAATGGATACCCCAATGGGTAACATTGTAAAGAATTTGATGAACGAGGGAGCCACCATTGGTGTTTCGTCACGAGGCATGGGTTCACTCAAAGAAAGAAATGGAACTGCAGAAGTACAAAATGATTTCTTCTTAGCTACTGCAGCTGACATTGTTGCAGATCCTTCGGCACCTGATGCTTTCGTTGAAGGTATCATGGAAGGTAAAGAGTGGGTATGGGACAATGGAATTATTCGTGAAGCTACAATTGATGATTATAAAGAAGAAATAGAAAAGACCTCATCTAAAGATTTAACGGCCTCGAAGCTGAAGATTTTTGAGGACTTCATCTCAAAACTTTAAATTTATAAATATTAAAGATAAAAAAAATCCATAAAGGAGAAATGCAATGTCTGACAAAGAACTAGAGATGAAAGAAGATCTCACTGACGAGCAGTTGGATGAGTTCAAAGCATCTTATGGTGACCCATCGTCTGTGCCAGAGCCTGTTGCTAAAACGGCAAAAGCTCCTGGAAGTCTAAGAAAGCTGAAGATGATCCTGAGGATGCTCCTACTGCTGTTAAGCCTGAAGGTAAGGCTAAACCAGTTAAAGAAGCAACCAAAATGAGCATGATCCAAGCTATGGTTGAACGAATGAATGGTATGAGGAAAGAAGATCTCATGAATTCATTTGACCGTGCCATTGACGCCTTGGATACTCAGGAAGAAATTAGCGAATCTGAAGAAGAAACTGTTGAAGTTGTTCGCGCTGGTCATAAAGTATCAGCTGAAGAAATCAACGTTGAAGAAGATGTCGCAGCATTGTTTGCTGGTGACGATAACCTTACTGAAGAATTTAAAGAAAAAGCAACAACTGTATTTGAAGCTGCTGTGGTAGCTAAAGTCAATGAACAACTTGAAAAATACGTTGTTGAGATCGATTCAGAGATCGAAGCTGAAAAAGCTAAATTGAAAGAAGCAACTGTAACACAGCTTGACCAGTATCTCGACTATGTCGTGGAAAACTGGATGGAAGAGAACAAGCTAGCTGTTGAAGCTGGTATCAAGTCTGATATTACAGAAAATTTTATTAATGGCCTTAAAGATCTGTTCACCGAACACTACATTGAAATCCCCGATGACAAGGTAGATGTTGTAGAAGAACTAGCTCTACGTGCCGACGAACTAGAAACCAAACTCAATGAAGAGATGGAAAAGAACGTCGCCATGAAGGCTGATATTGTAGAATTCGTGAAGGCTGAGCTCGTTGCTGAGGCTTCTGAATCTCTCACCGAAACTCAAAAAGAGAAGTTCAAAGAGTTAGCTGAGGGTGTTGATTTTATTGATGAGGACAATTATGTCCGCAAGCTCGATACTCTGAAGGAATGTTATTTCAGCACTACTGATGAGTCAAAGACGGCTGTTAGTGATTTTGATGACTCGGAGCCATTAGAAGAAGAAGCTAAACCTTCCTTTTCAGGCAATCCGGAAATGTCGGCTTATGTCAGTACTATTTCAAGAACACTGAAAAAGTAATTAATTATAAATAATACAGATCGAAACCGTAAAGGAGAGATAAAATGCAATACGTATCTGAAGAACTAGTCGAGAAGTGGACACCAGTTCTTGAGCATGCCGATCTTCCCGAGATTAAAGATGCTCATCGCAAGTCTGTTACCGCTACTTTGCTAGAAAACCAGCAGCGTGCCTCACGTGAGGATGCTCAGGGTTCTGGTGGCTATCAAATGCCTAGCCTTTTGGGTGAAGCAAGCCCCACCAACGCCATGGGTACTTCCGCTGCACCTTCTACATCACCTGCTGGTAATGTAGATATCTTTGACCCAGTTCTTATTTCACTGGTTCGTCGTTCCATGCCTAACCTGATTGCTTATGACATCGCAGGTGTACAGCCAATGACTGGTCCCACTGGACTGATCTTTGCAATGCGTGCACGTTTCAACAATCAGTCAGACACAGAAGCTCTTTACAACGAAGCTGATACTGACTTCTCGAAGTCAGCTGCTGGTAACACTCTTTCAGGCTTTGCCCGAGACGAGTCTACCGGTGATGGTGTAACTACTGGTCAGACTGGTACTGATCCCACAGCTCGTGTATCTGCTAACGGTTATACCGTTGCTACTGGTATGTCTACAGCTCAGGCTGAAGCCTTGGGTGATGCAGACAACAATGCATTCCAGCAGATGGCATTCTCAATTGAGAAAGTTTCTGTAACAGCTGTTTCACGTGCTCTGAAGGCTGAGTACACAATGGAACTTGCTCAGGACCTTAAAGCTGTTCACGGTCTTGATGCTGAAACCGAACTTTCCAATATCCTCTCAGCTGAGATCCTTGCGGAAATCAACCGAGAAGTTGTTCGTACTATCAACTACACAGCTACTGCAGGTGCTCAAGACAATACTGCTTCAGCTGGTACCTTTAACCTTGACGTTGACTCAAACGGCCGTTGGTCAGTTGAGCGCTTCAAAGGCATGATCTTCCAGATCGAGCGTGAAGCAAACCAGATCGCCAAGGACACAAGGCGTGGTAAGGGTAACATCCTGATCTGTTCTTCTGACGTAGCTTCCGCTCTTCAGATGTCAGGTGTTCTGGATTACACCCCTGCTTTGTCTACTAATCTTAACGTAGATGACACTGGCAACACTTTTGCAGGTGTATTGAACGGTCGTATCCGAGTATACATCGATCCTTACTTCTCAAGTGCTTCCGGTAACCAGTACATGACTGTAGGTTACAAAGGCTCTAGCGCATTTGATGCTGGTCTTTTCTACTGTCCTTATGTACCTCTGCAAATGGTTCGTGCGGTTGGAGAGAACACCTTCCAGCCTAAGATTGGCTTCAAGACTCGTTACGGTATGGTCGCCAATCCATTTGCTAAGGGTGGTTCAGCTGGTAACGGTTCTATCTCTTTCGCAGATAAGAACGTATACTACAGATTGGTTACAGTATCCAACCTGATGTAATAAAAAGAATCCCAAAAGGGACATTTTTAAAGGGCTCTTCGGAGCCCTTTTTTTATCTCTATAAATAGTAGAGAGGTATACACTATGAGCACAATAAAAGACCAACCATCAAATTTAAATTTGATGTCCCCTACAGGTTTTAGGTTTGTCTTAAACAGAACACCAGGTATCAATTATTTTACATACAGTGCTCCACTACCTACCTTGTCGTTAGGTGACTATGATGTTCAAGACCCGTTTGTAGCACTACCGTATCCAGGTGATAAGTTAAGATATGAGCCTTTGAGTCTTAGATTCAGGGTTGATGAAGATCTTACAAACTATTTGGAAATTCACAATTGGCTCGTGTCGTTGGGTTACCCCGAGTCTTTTGATCAATCTGCTTATCAAAACAACTCTTCAGCTTTTAAATCTGGAGATGTTTATTCAGATGGTTCTTTGATTATTTTATCAAGCCACCACAATCCTAATTTGAGAATTAACTTTGAGGATATGTTTCCTATATCACTAACAGAGTTGAATTTTGATGCTTCGTTAAACGATATTCAATATCTCGAAGCTACTGTTGCATTCAGATATAAAATATACACAATTGATAAGTTTGATTAGTTTAAATACCCATTGACATAAACCTCAAACGAGAGTATAATTACGTAACTGAGGTGAATTATGATTATTGATGAAATAACAGAAATGTGGATTGCAGATTCTAAGATTGATGATGTCGAGCTCGATACAGAAAGTCTCAAAATACCTTCTCTCCACGCAAAGTATTTGAAGATACTTTATCAACAGAAACTTAAACTTAAGAGTTTAATTATAAAGAAAAAAACTCTCAACCGTGTTCTTTCTGAATACTATAAAGGTGATTTGAATCATCCTGAAGATTTGGAAGAGCTCGGTAGAGAACCTTGGCAGCGTACTGTTCTGAAGCAGGATCTACCAAGTTATGTAGATAGTGATGATGATATGATAAAACTCCTGACTAAAATTTCTTATCAGGAAGAGGTGGTTTCGTTATTGGAAGATATTATAAAAAATATAAACAATAGAGGCTTCCAAATCAAAAATGGAATCGACTGGAGGAAACTCACCAACTTCGGTTTATAGAGAATTGATTACATTATCCAAAGTGAATGAAACGTACCTGAAGATTGATTGCTCTGGAGGTATAAGACGAGAGTTAGCTGAATACTTTTCGTTTTATGCACCAGGGTATAAGTTCATGCCGCTCTACAGAAACAAAATGTGGGACGGAAAGATTAGACTGTTTAATAAGAACTCGACAATGTATACGGGATTGCTCTCGTATATACAGTCCTTCTGCGCAGATCGAGATTATGATGTAGACATAAAAGATAATCTCGACTATACAAATGAATGTTCAATCCATGAGGTCAAGGAGTTCAGTGAAGATTTGAGCCTTACCTTGGTACCTCGTGACTATCAAATTGAGGCAGTATCTCATTGCATTCGAAATGACAGGTCAATGATACTATCACCTACCGCCTCAGGTAAGTCGTTAATAATTTATTTGCTTACACAGTTTTACCAAGAACATAGAACGTTGATCATTGTACCTACAATATCATTGGTTAAGCAGATGGCAGGTGACTTTGAAGCATATGGTTACAAGGACGAATGTAAACTTATCACGGGTGGTGTTGATAAGGATAACATATCAGAGAATATTGTAGTTACAACATGGCAGTCAGTTTACGAAATGCCCAAGAGATGGTTCGATCAGTTTGGTGTTGTTATTGGTGACGAAGCACATTTGTTTAAAGCAAAGTCATTGACAACCATTATGCAAAAGTTGACTGATTGCAAATATCGTTTTGGATTTACAGGAACATTGGATGGATCAGAAACACATAAGCTGATCCTCGAGGGCTTGTTCGGCCCAGTAAAATCATTTATTAAGACAAAGGGTCTGATAGAAGCTGGTGCGGTTGCAGATCTTAATATAAAAATATTGGTATTGAAGTACAGCGAAGAAACCTGTAAGGCTTGTAAGGGTCTGAAGTTTCAAGATGAGATGGATTTCATTGTTCGTAATCAAAAACGTAACAAATTTATAACTAACCTGGTTCAGTCTTTAGATGGTAACACTTTGGTTTTGTTTCAATATGTAGAGAAGCATGGTAAAGATCTCTATGCTATGATCAACAATACAATAAATAAAGGAAGAAAGGTCTTTTTTGTTTTTGGTGGCACGGACGCTGAAACTAGAGAGAGTGTTAGAGCCATAACCGAGAAAGAAGATAACGCGGTTATCATAGCTTCGTACGGTACCTTTAGCACTGGTATCAATATTAAAAAGCTTCATAACGTAATCTTTGCGTCTCCATCTAAATCAAGAATACGTAATCTTCAATCAATAGGTAGAGGTCTAAGAAAATCTGAAAATAAAGATAAATGCACTTTGTATGATATTGCTGATAATTTACAGCACAAAAAAAGAGTCAATTACACGTTGAAACATCTGTACGAAAGAGTAAAAATATACAGTGAAGAACAATTTGATTATAAAATTTATAAAATCGAATTGGAGAAATAGATGCACGAATTGGCAATAATAAAACTTATATCTGGTGAAACGCTCATTTGTAAAATGTCGCTGACCAAAGATAAAAATTATGTTTTGATTGCAAATCCATTGCAACTTGCATTAAATAAAAATCAATCAAGCTCAACGGTAGTAGCTTCGAAATGGCTTGAGACAGACCAGACAGAATTCAAAGTAAAAACATGGCACATTGTTGCAGCTGCAGAACCATCTCTTTACATTAAAGAGATATATGTTGAAAGCATGGAAGAATTGAATAACCATGAACAAGATTACAATGATGATATTGCAGAGCAAAACGAAATCGATTATTATCTTGATAGGATGATGGTAAACAGCAATGATGATTTCAATATACATTGATGTTGCAATGTGTTGATTTTAATAGTATAATATTATATTTTGACGGAAATGAGTTATGGCTAAAGCGAAAAACGAATATGTAAACAACAAAGATTTTTTAGCAGCTCTTGTTGAATACAAGAGAACGGTGACCGAGGCTGAACAAAACAACGACCCTAGACCTCGTGTACCAAACTATATCGGTGAGTGTGTCATGAAGATCGCAACACACCTCGCACGCAGACCAAATTTTATGAACTATACGTTTAAGGATGAAATGGTAGCAGATGGTATAGAAAATTGCTTGCAATGCATAGACAACTTTGACCCGGAAAAGTCTAAGAACCCATTTGCGTATTTTACTCAGATTATATGGTATGCGTTTCTTCGAAGAATCCAAAAAGAGAAAAAACTAATCTATACCAAATATAAAATGACTGAACAAGTCAATCTGATGAACATGACATCAGATACACAAGAGCATGATATTGGAGTTGATTTTGGTGACAATATTAAAATGAGTGAGTGGTCGACAGAGTATATGAACAAATTTATTGAAGAGTTTGAGTCCTCGAAACGTAAAAATGTGAAGAAGCGTGAGAAAAATGTATAATGAAAATTGCACTTATAACGGACTTACACTTTGGTGTGAGGAATGATCATTCTGCTTTTGCAGATCATCAAGAAAAGTTCTTCGAACAAGTCTTTTTTCCATATCTTAAAGAAAATCAAATAGACACCATTGTTGATCTTGGTGACACCTTTGATCGTAGAAAATATATTAACTTTGTATCTTTAGACAGAGCAAAGCGTATGTTTTTTGATCCTATAGATAAAAACCAATATAAGTTTCACGTGCTAGTTGGTAATCATGATTCGTTCTATAAAAACACTCTTGAAATTAATTCAATTAATCTTTTAGCAGAACATTATGACATACACATATATGACCACCCACAGGTTACTACGTTTGATGGATTGAAGATTGTGATGCTACCATGGATATGTTCCGGTAATGAAGAGGAAGTAAAAAGTCTGTGCACGTCGACTGATGCTCAGGTATTATTTGGTCATTTAGAATTGTCAGGGTATCAAATGTACAAGGGGCAAGCTATCCATCATGGTATGTCTGATGATTGGTTAAGAAAATTTGATGTCGTATGCACTGGTCATTATCATACAAAATCAACAAGTGGAAATATAAATTATCTTGGTTGCCCGTATGAGATGACATGGTCTGATTTTGATGATCAAAAGGGATTTCATGTATTTGATACAGACACAAGAGAGTTGACTTTTATACCTAATCCATATAGAATATTCTATAAAATACATTATGACGATTCAAATAAAAATATGGAGCAAGTTGTAAATGAAAATTTTGAGCAGCTTGCTGGTTCATATGTTAAGGTTATCATTACAGAAAAAAACAATCCCTATTGGTTTGACATCTTTATTGAAAAACTAGAGAAAAGTAATCCTATACATGTTCAAGTAGTAGAAGACCATTTACATCTTGACATTGAATCGGATGATGAGATAGTGAGTGAAGCAGAAGATACGCTAACTATACTAGGCAAGTACATTAATGGTTTAGAATCAAACGTTGATAAAATATCACTTGAAAAGACAATAAAAGATCTGTATCAAGAAGCCCTGTCTATTACATAATTATGCAAGTAGAATACACACCGATATCTGAGGAGGCATTGCTCTGTGCAGAACTCCCGATTGATAACAACCGACTTTACAACGAATGTTGTCATATTAAAGACACACATGAAGGAGTAGTACATTCCAACGTAGGTGGTTATCAAAGCCCTGGTTTGTTCAGAGAAACAGTGACTGACTATCCTGTTCTTTGTGAACTCATTGATAGTATTCAAAATATAATTGATACATATGTGAACAAGTTTACATATCAATCACCAAGAAGAGTGAAGATAGGTAACTTTTGGTTAAACTTTAATGATCAATACAACACCAATGATTATCATACACATCCGCATAGTGTGTTTTCAGGTGCTTACTATATAAAGGCTTCACCAAATGCAGGAACCATCAACTTTCATAGGACGCACTTAATTGCTGATACTGAATGGGGTTATTTCTTTGATGGCTCTTCTGCTCATAAAGAATTAATCAATATGTATTCTCATCGAATAGAACCATCTCCTGGAAGACTAGTTTTATTTCCAAGCTACTACCCTCACAGTGTATCACCCAACATGAGCGGAGATATGAGGTTAAGTCTGTCTTTCAATTCTCAGGCAGTTTTCTCATAATGATTATCTTTAAATATATAAGATGGAAGAATTTTCTATCTACGGGTAATACGTGGACAGAAGTAAACTTGCATAAAAATAAATCTTCGCTCATAGTTGGTGAAAACGGGGCGGGTAAGTCTACTATTCTCGATGCTTTGTCGTATTCGTTATATGCAAAACCATTTCGAAAAATTAACAAGAATCAGTTGATTAATAGCATTAATGGTAAAGGTGCTGAAGTTGAGGTTGAGTTTAGTATAGCTAACAACAACTACAAAATAATCCGAGGAATAAAAAAATACGGTTCACCTAAGTTTGAAGTTTATAGAAATGATGAGCTTATAAATCAAGACGCCTCAGCTCGAGATTATCAGGACGTGGTTGAAAAAAATATACTGAAGCTCAATCACAAATCTTTCAGTCAGATTGTTGTTCTAGGTAGCAGTACGTTCGTTCCCTTCATGCAACTATCATCACAACACAGACGAGAAGTGATTGAAGATTTGCTTGACATACAGATATTTTCAACAATGAACACGTTGCTGAAAGAGAAAGCGGCCGCGAACAAAAATAAATTAATGGATATTGATTATGCTATCAATTTAGCTGAAGAAAAAATATCTATGCAAGAAAATTACATTTCTCAGTTAAAACAGAATAACGAAAAAAGAATTAATGACGGTAAGATAAAAATAGCTAAAGCTGAAAAAGAGAAAAAAACATATTCAAATCAAATAGTTACATTGCAAGAAAATATTAGCAGTTACAGAATGACAAAGCAGACATAGACAAAATAAAAACCAAGAAGAAAAAGCTCGAGCAATTCGAATATAAAATGCAAGATAAAATATCTAAATTGTCTCAAGAGATAACATTCTACGGTGACCACGATGATTGCCCTACATGTAAGCAAAATATAGACGAAGATTTCAAATGTGACATTATAGAAAAAAAACAAAAGGTGCTTAATGAAACTAATGATGGTTTTGCACAGCTTAAAGAAGAGTATGAAAAAGTAGAAAGCAGACTTGTTACTATACAAGGTATCATAGATCAGATAAACGATTTACAGGCCGACATTACATCACACAACTCACAAATAAATGCATTGAATCAATTGATTGATTCTATTAACGAAGATATTCAATCACTTAATGTACCAAAGCAATCAAATGCTGAAACTGATAAGCTGAAAGAACTTACTAAAGAACTCAAATCTAATCACGAAGAAAAGGAGACGTTGACAAACGACAAAAGCGTTCTCGACGTTGCTTCATTAATTCTAAAAGACAGTGGAATTAAAACAAGAATCATAAAGCAGTATGTTCCAATCATGAACAAGTTGGTAAACAAATATCTAGCTTCTATGGATTTCTTTGTTCAGTTCGAACTTGATGAAAATTTTAACGAGACAATCAAGTCAAGATATAGGGACGAGTTTAGTTATGCTTCCTTTTCTGAAGGAGAAAAAATGCGTATCGATTTAGCTCTTCTTTTTACTTGGCGCGCCATTGCTAAGTTAAGGAACAGTGCAAGTACCAATCTGTTGATTATGGATGAAGTGTTTGATTCATCGTTAGATACAACTGGAACCGAAGAGTTCTTGAAGATTCTAAATGACTTGACTTCTGACGCAAACATCTTTATAATATCCCATAAAGGTGACCAATTGATGGACAAGTTCCATAACACTATACGTTTTGAGAAAGTGAAGAACTTTAGTAGGATAGCAGCATGATTTATGATCTTGTAAAATCCGATGATAAGATACTGAGAGATAGTGGATTACGATTTGATTTTGAAAATCCTCCTGCTGATCCAGTTGAGTTAGCCACAAACTTGAAAGAATCAATGATAGCCCATAGAGGCCTCGGATTGTCTGCTTGTCAAGTTGGACTACCTTGGAGAGTATTTGTTGCTGGGGACCCCAACGATCCTGATAACATCAAAGTGTTCTTCAATCCCAATATTGTTTCAACGTCAGAAAATATAGTTTTAATGGAGGAAGGTTGTCTCTCCTATCCTGGACTTTTTATAAAAGTGAAACGGCCTGACTCAATAAGAATACGGTATGCTGGTTCTAATGGTAATATAACTACCGATGTGTTTGATGGCATACCTGCCAGAGTAATACAACATGAGTACGATCATATGGACGGTATTGTATTTAAGAATCGTTCTACTAAATTTCATTACGAGCAAGCTGTGAGACAAAAGAAAAGATTAGATAAGAAGAGGAAACTCAATGAGCAAAGGGTACGCGTTCTCTGAAACGTTTTATTCAGTACAAGGTGAAGGTTTTTATACCGGAGTCCCATCAGTGTGGCTTCGGTTTTTTCTTTGCAATTTACAGTGCGATGGCTTTGGTCAAGAAGATCCGACTAACCCAGAAACGTATGAATTACCTTACAAAGATTTTGATCCTATAGATGTAAAGAACGTCACTGATCTTCCTGTGTGGGAGAAAGGCTGTGATAGCTCGTACTCATGGTCGAAGAAGTTCAAGCATCTTCAAAAGAAGCAGACACCAGAAGAGATTGTTGAAACTCTTAGACGTGAAATGGTCAATGCGTATAACCCAGATGGGGATTTCAATCATCCTGTTTCACGGGCATCGGTACATCTTGTTTACACGGGTGGGGAGTCGTTGATGAAACATGCACAAGAAGCAGCTGTAGAGATTAACGCTGTGTATAAGACCAAAGGAAATCATGAACGACCATGGCACACAACTTGGGAAACAAACGGTACGCAACCATTGACTGAACAGTTCATCAGGACATTTGGTAACAGAGGTCTATATGGTGGTGAGCTGTTCTTCTCTTGTAGCCCTAAGTTGTTTACTGTATCAGGAGAAAAACCTAAGAAAGCAATACGTCCAGATATTGTTTCACAATACAATGACCTTGGCATGACAGTGCGGGAAAGGTCAACAACATCAAGGGCCCCTGCCGGGCAGCTAAAGTTTGTTCTAGGTCCTAAGCCAGAGCAATGGGAAGAGCTTGACGAGGTGGTTCATCAATTTAGACAAGCGGGTGTAGACTGGCCTGTATGGATCATGCCTGTTGGTGCTACTGTAGAAGGTCAAAAGTTAGTTGATGGTGATGTTGCTAACATGGCTCAAGAGAGAGGGTTTAATGTATCTGCAAGAGTGCATACCTATCTCTGGGGCAATGTGATTGGAGTATAATATGAAACTAAAATGTACAAAGTCTTATTACAATTTACCTGTAGCACATATGCAGTGGTTTGATACTGATGAGACAAGAGAACCACTAACAGGGCCCTGTTCTAAATGGCATGGTTATGATAGATCGGTTCATTTTGAATTCGCTGGTGAAGCAGATGAACACGGGTGGATTGTTGGCTTTGGTGACTTGAAGCCTCTAAAGCAATTTTTAGAATACTACTTTGATCATACAGCTCTAGCAGGAGCTGATGATCCGAGACTAGATAAGATATACGAAGCGTATACTAATGGTCTCGTTGATCTTAGAGTCCTGCCTTACGGTGTTTCTATGGAAATGAGTGCTGTATTTATTTGGGAACAAGTTAACCCTTGGATCTATATGATTACAGATGGACGTTCTTATGTATCAAGAGTTGAATGTCGCGAGCATGAAAAAAATTCTGCTTTCATTGAAATAGAAGAAAAGATCGCTCGAAAGCAAGGTAAAAACTCAGAGCAACTTCTCACTATGAGACCTAATTGGAATGAGTTTGTACCGCCGCGTGATATACTTAAAAAGTATAGCTAGTCGCGAAATCTTAAAAATTATATATACCTGTGTCTGACGGGAGATCCCTGTCAGCGCATTCAACAATCTATCCCAAAAGGAGAAAAAAATGTCTAAGTCAGAGACAGCATATGCTATTGTCCAATCACTAGTGATAACAGGTTTTATCTTTATGTTTCCAGCAGCTGTTGTATATTTATCACTAGTGTAATGAAAAATTTTTTATTGTTTTATATATTGTTTTGCGTACATCTTTACGTTGATCAAGGCTCTATGATCAGAGCTAAGATATCCCGGCAACAAGAACAAGTAAGTTATGTTCGATTGGGGTTGACTATATCGGCATGATCTTATATAATAATTAAATAATATAAAGTGAAGGTATATTATGATTTCTAAAGTGATTAAGAAACGTATTGACGATGCTAATGCTCGCTACTGGGCCGGTGATAATGTCTCTGAATTCATCTATGATGAAAAAGAGAAACAATTACTTATAGATGAAGCTACAGAAAAGTTTGAAGCTGTTTTAGATTCATTGCTTATCGATAGACACAATGATCCTAACTCACAAGGTACAGGTCGACGTCTAGCGAAGATGTACATCAATGAAATTATGTCTGGTCGGTATAACCCTCGACCTACAGCAACCGCTTTTCCGAATGATTCAGAAGATCGCTATGCAGGAATGCTTGTAGTACGATCTGAACTTAAGTCTATGTGTTCACATCATCACCAACCAGTAGCCGGTGTAGCGTATATTGGTATCATTCCAAGTAATAAAGTTATCGGTCTATCCAAGTATACTCGTATAGCTCAATGGTGTGCCCGTCGTGGTACGCTACAAGAAGAGCTTTGTAATGATATTGCTCGTGAGATAATGCAAGCTACGGAAAGCGAGAATGTTGCAGTTTATATCCAAGCTACTCATGGTTGTTGTGAGAATAGAGGTATTAGTGCTCATAGTTCTTTAACTCAAACGACAGTACTTAACGGGGAATTTAATGACCCAGGGGTCAAGAAAGAGTTTTTTGATAATATTAAGCTACAGCAGGAATTTGCACCGAGATGAGAATAGCTCACGAAGCCCCGTTAAGTATTATTAGAGAAGTACAAAAGGTAACAGACTACGATTATGCTCTTGTGCATTTATTTGACGAGAGTGAAGAGTATTATAACTTTTTTAAAGAAGCAGTATCAAAAGGAAGATACGTTATTTTAGATAATAGTATTTTTGAGCTTGGTACTGCGTTCGATATGAGTAAATTTGCAAGCTATGTAAATAAACTCAAGCCTTCAGCATACATTATTCCTGATGCTTTAGAAGACAAAGATAAAACTATCGCTAACTTTGAGCTTTGGATGAAAAACTACGGTGATCTTCCAGGTAAAAAGATAGGTGTGGTGCAAGGTAAGACGTATGAAGAAGTCGTAGAATGTTATAACTACATAAAAGAGTATGCTGATGTTATTGCTATCTCTTTCGACTATAACTTCTATGAAAAACAATTTCCAAATGAAAAGACTAAGTACCATTCTTGGATGCTAGGCAGGCAAGATATGTTATGGAATATGCTTCAAGGTGGAATTATAGATAAGACAAAACCACATCACTTACTAGGTGCTGGTTTACCTCAAGAATTTGCCATATATAGACACTGGGACTGGATCGATACTATCGATACTTCTAACCCTGTTGTTCATGGTATGAAAGGTATTAGATATCTACCACTTGACTTTGGTCTGCACGGTTTAGAAGACAAAGAGTCAACTAAATTATTTACTTTATTAGACGAACAAGTGTATAACATGGACGATATATTCTATAATATACGTATGTTTAAAATGAATTTAATGGTCGCGTAATGTGGATTGCTTTATTTTCCAACAGTGGTAGTGAAATAGCTGCTATAGTAAAAAAGCTAGGTAAGAAGCCGGATATCATCTATTGTGATAAGAGACGTGTTGATTGGCACGACGATATAAAAAACGAAACGTTTCTAAGTAATCATAATAATATTGTAAAAATGTTAAGTATCGTGCCTAATAAAGTTTTAGTAACCTTGCACGGTTACCTTAGATTAATTCCAGAGCACGCTATATGTAAGCAAATGTATAATGTGCATCCTGGAGATATTGTAAAGCATCCTGAACTAAAAGGGATACATCCTCAAGCTAAAGCATTAGAGCTTGGATTATCTTCGACAGGGGTTGTCATTCACCGAGTTATTCCAGAAATGGATAGTGGTGAGATTGTTTCATCAGCAGAATACACTATCAAAGATGGTGAGACTGAGACGGATTTGATTAATAATTTAAGAGATCTATCTATTAATCTTTGGTGTGATTTTTTGCGAGATAAAGTATGACAGACGAAATTGAAGAAACTGGTGATGCAAGGCCTGATCATTATAGTCAGAAAGAAGGTTCTATAGAATGTATTGCTGCTATTGAGCAGCTATGTGATGAGCATCAGAACGACCCGTTTACTGACTATAATCGTTTTCAAGCGTTCAAGTATTTATGGCGTCTTGGTAAGAAAGACGATGTACTGTATGAACTGTATAAAGCAAGACAATTCTTAGACTTTGCTATTGATAAATTAGAAAGAGACCGAGGTATTAAATGAGTGAAATTGAAAATATTGCGAGTAAGCATTTAGGTAAAGCTGGTGACGGGTCTGTAGTAAAGCCTTATATTACTCCTGATAATGTGGATGCATCTTTGCTTGTTGGTGTACCTCGTCATCTTAATCGTACTGCATATGATATTGATGATAACGATCTTCCGTTTGTCGGTGTAGATGCTTGGAACGGATATGAATTTTCCACTCTTCTTACGAATGGCTTTCCTGTATCTGGCTGGGTAAAGTTTACCTATCCATCTGACACCCCTAATATTGTTGAGAGTAAATCTGTAAAATTATATCTTAACTCTTATAATATGGCTCGTCTAATTGAAACCACTGATGATGTTTATATTATAGAAGATAAAATATCTAACGATTTGTCTAAAGCAGTTGGTGGTGTTGTTGAAGTTTTTATTCAGAGGGGCGATATTGATACTGTTAAACCTATTATTGGTGACTTTACCTCGCTAGAGCATTATTGTAACATACAGAATATGTCGTTCGACAACTATAATGAAAGTGCTGATATTTTAGAAGTAGTTCCTTCTATTGGTAGATACGAACGTTGGAGATCTTACTCATTACGTTCTAACTGCCGAGTAACTAATCAGCCTGACTGGGGTGATGTATATATTCACATTAAAGGTGAAAACTCTGTTACACCAGAATCATTACTTAAGTATATCGTATCAATGCGAAAAGAGAATCATTTCCATGAGGAAATTTGTGAATGTATTTACAAGCGCTTGTACGACTTATTAGATCCTGAAGAATTATTTGTATCGTGTCTATATACCAGACGTGGCGGGGTAGATATTAATCCTACTCGTGCAACTGATGATAATACACTTTACAAGTATGGTGGTGGTATAGTAGATGTGATGAACTTCTGTACCAAAACTGCAAGACAATAGTGGTTTATGAAAGCTAACCACTTTAAAGATCACACTGCTTTCTATATAAAGGTGTTAAAATGAAAAATATTGTTGTTTCTCTTTCCGGAGGTATGGACTCCTCAACTCTCTTACTACGCTGTATTAAAGAAGTAGGTGCAGAAAATGTAACTGCTATCTCTATGAACTACGGTCAAAAGCATGTATGTGAACTTGAGCGAGCTAGACAATTAGTTGATTATTTGGCTACTAAAGGCCATAATATTACCTATCAAGTAATTAAGCTTGATGGTATTACTGAACTGCTTTCTTCTGCTTTGGTATCTGGTGGTGACGATGTACCAGAAGGTCATTACGCAGAAGACAATATGAAGCAAACTGTAGTACCTAATCGCAATAAGATCTTTGCATCTATTGTACAAGCAGTGGCTCTATCTGTTGTTAAAAAGACAGATGAAGAAACTGCTATCGCTCTTGGCATTCACGCTGGTGACCATGCAATCTATCCTGATTGTCGTCAAGAGTTCCGTGATGCAGACGATCAAGCATTCCGTATTGGTAACTGGGATGCAGAAAAAGTAACTTACTTTACTCCTTACTTGTATGGAGATAAGTTTGATATTCTTACAGATGGTACAGCTCTTTGTGTAGAGCTTGGTCTTGAGTTTGATGAAGTGTATAGCCGTACTAATACATCTTATAAACCTCTTCAGGTTAACGGTGTATGGTACTCAGACTATAAGAGTTCATCTTCAGTAGAACGTATTGAAGCGTTTATTAAACTTGGTCGTACAGACCCTGTTGCATATGCTGATGAAACTGGACCAGTACCTTATGATATTGCACGACAGCATGCAGAGAAAGTGCTTGCTGAATATAATGAGGTTGCTTAATGAGCACAAATTTTGAGCGTATTAAGGAGTGGTCAGACGAACGTCTGATCACTTTCCAGGAGCCAGATCGCAATGGCTTTCTTGCTATGATTGTAGAAGAGCTTGGAGAGTTTCTCGAAGCTAAAGATGATGACGGTCGTATTGATGCTATGGCTGATATTATCGTATTTGCTTATGGCGAGATAGCCAAGTATGGTTATCATGGTGATAAAGTCATGGATGAGGTAATCAAAGAGATTAACTCACGTGTTGGTGCGTATAGCCCTGAAACTAAGAAATGGCAGAAAGATAAGTCTCCTGAAGCTCAAGCTAAGTGGTATACAGCAGACTTTAGTAATTGTAAATTAGATGATGGAGCTAAACATGGCCGGTGTTGAAATAAAAATTAATACTGAAGAACTTCAGAAGCGAAAGATCATGGTTGCTACACCTATGTACGGTGGTCAATGCGCTGGTATCTATACTAAGTCATCAACTGACTTGGCACAGCTTGCTTTGAAGTATGGAGTCGATTGTCGATTTTATTATCTATTCAACGAGTCGTTGATCACTCGAGCTCGTAACTATTTGGTTGATGAGTTTATGAGATCAGACTGTACTAATCTTATGTTTATTGATAGTGATATTGGTTTTGATCCAACTGATGTTTTAGCTCTTGCAGCTATCGCAGAACCTGGTTCAGACAAGCAAGTTGTTTGTGGCCCCTATCCTAAGAAAGCAATTGCTTGGGAAAAGATTAAGCGCGCTGTTGATAAAGGGTTTGCAGATGATGATCCCGGTCAGCTAGAAAGATACGTTGGTGATTATGTATTCAATCCTGCATCTGGTGGCAATGAGATTCGTCTCGATCAACCTCAAGAAGTACTGGAGGGTGGTACAGGATTCATGATGATTCAACGTAGTGCTTTCGAAGCCTATGCTGAAGCGTATCCGGAGTTCTCCTATAAGCCTGATCATGTTCGTACAAAGGCATTTGATGGCTCACGTGAGATTATGGCTTACTTTGATTGTGTGATTGATGAAGAAACCAAACGGTATCTCTCTGAAGATTATATGTTCTGCCAGTGGGCTCGCAAAGCTGGTATCAAAGTATGGATGTGTCCATGGATGAAACTTACTCACATGGGTTCGTATATGTTTGGTGGAAGCCTGATGGACCTTGCACAAGTTGGCGCTAGCGCTACCGTTGGTGGTGACTTCAAAGATAAAAGCAAGAAATAATTTGAGATTTATATTATGAAACTTACACAAAAAACTTTTAACTTACTGAAAAACTTTTCTTCAATCAATCAGTCGTTGTATGCGTATACAGGCAACAAACTTAAAACTGTTTCCGAAACAAAGACAGTTATTGCTGAAGCGGAGGTTCAGGAGATGTTTCCGAGGGAATTTGGCATTTATGATTTGAATCAATTTCTAGGCATTGTGTCCTTGCTCGAAGAGCCGGACCTAGATTTTGATACGACGCATCTTACCATAAGTGGCCAGAATGGTGCAAAGAGTGATTATTTCTACGCTGATAAAAATACGTTCCGCATTATTCCATCTCTTGAACCGTTTCAGCTGCCTGATACATATGTTTCATTTAGTATTACAGACAAGGTGATTAAAGGTGTGATGCAAGCAGCTAATGTGTTGCAGCTACCAGAGATTGCTATCGTAGGTGATGGTGAGACAATTAGCATCAAAGCTGTTAACAGCAAGAACAAGACAACCAATACGTTTTGTTATGATGTTGGTAAGACTGATAAAAGGTTCAACGCTTTATTCAAGGTAGAGAATCTTAAAATGATGGTAGGTTCATATGAAGTTACATTGAGCAAGCAGAAGATGGCTCAGTTCAAATCTATCGATAGTAGCCTTACATATACGATAGTGAACGAAGCTACTTCTGAATTTGAATAAGAAAGGTTTATATTATGTCAGAATTTTTATGGGTCGAGGCATATCGACCTAAGAAAATCAGTGAATGTGTTTTACCAACTAATCTTAAAGTAGTCTTTCAAGAGTTTGTAAATAAGAAGAATATTCCAAACCTACTACTGACCGGGGGACCTGGGGTTGGAAAAACTACTGTAGCTCGCGCTATGCTTGAAGAAGTAAATGCGGACTATATAGTTATTAACGGTAGTATGAATGGTAATATTGATACTCTGCGTAATGAGATTATGCAGTTTGCGTCTACAGTTTCCTTTACCGGTGGTCGCAAGTATGTTATACTAGACGAAGCCGACTACCTTAATCCTAACTCTACTCAGCCTGCTCTTCGCAACTTTATGGAAGAGTTTAGCAACAACTGCGGCTTTATTCTTACTTGTAACTTTAAGAATCGTATCATCGACCCGTTGCACTCTCGATGCAGTGTCGTGGACTTTAATATTCCGAAAGATGAGAAGATGAAACTTGCTTCTCAATTCTTAAATCGTGTCAATGGTATTCTCGTTCATGAGGATGTAGACTTTGATAAGAAGGTAGTAGTAGAGCTTATTACAAAGCATTTTCCTGATTGGAGAAGAGTGCTAAATGAACTGCAACGCTATAGTGCTACTGGCCAGATAGATTCTGGTATACTAGCCAATAACGGTGAAGCATCGATTGCTGAACTGATTAAACACCTCAAGGCTAAGTCGTTCACGGGAATGAGAAAGTGGGTTGCTTACAACTCTGATATAGACACAGCAACGTTATTTAGAAAGCTATATGACATATCTTCTACGGAGTTTAAGCAGAGGTCCATACCTCAGCTCGTTGTTTTGATGGCTGATTATCAACACAAAGCAGCGTTTGTTGCTGATCAAGAAATAAATAACGTAGCGTTTTTTACTGAAGTAATGTCTAGTTGTGAGTTTGAATAATGTGGTTATTAAAACCTTTCGAAGACAGAACTGGTGCTTATGCTTTAAAGGCACTTAGTCTTTTTAACGATAATGATATAAACTGGCTCAATTGGTACGTTGAGAATCATTTAACAATAGAGCCAGGTAAAACTGGTAACTTGAACAACGAGGGAAATTTGTCATCAGGAAGGAAATCCGATGTATCGTGGCTTATGCCTACTGATGAGAACCTGCGTTTTTATTTCGAAAAAATAGCATATTGTATCAACAAAGCTAATACAGATTATTTTCAATTTAGTTTAACAGGTTTCCATGCTATTCAATATACTTTATACCATGAAACAGTAGAAGGTAAATATGATTGGCACATGGATACAGGAGATCTTTATACTACACAAAACATGGGTAGAAAATTATCTGCTGTTATAGCCCTCAATGATGATTTTGAGGGAGGGGTGTTTGAAACATTAGATAGCGATACACCTCGTTCCTACGATCTCCGTAAAGGAGAAATGTTGATGTTTCCTTCGTTTATGTTACATCGAGTAACGCCTGTTACCCGAGGGACTCGTAGATCGCTAGTTGTGTGGGTTGAAGGGCCTAATTTCAAATGAAACCTTTTGACTTTATAAATGCTATCAATTATTCCAAGGAAGACTTGATTGGAGCATCAGATAATCCTGAGCTAGCAGAGAAACTCTATATCCCTTATGTTGTTAACAGAGGTCTTTCATATTTCGCTGATACAGTACTTCTTTGCAACGAGCTTAACATGAGGCCTGAAACCGATAATAAGCTGCAATTTGATTTTTTCCTAAATAGTATACGTAAACGCAAAAGATTTAGTAAGTGGTATAAGAAAGAACAAAGCAATAGCCTTGATACAATTGTTGAATATTATGGCTATAGTTATGAAAAAGCAAAGCAAGTATTACCATTGTTTACTGAAGACGAATTGAAAAAATTAAAACAAAAATTATTTACAGGTGGTGTCGATGGCCGTTGATCTAAACTCCATTGTCGAAATTAAGTTAAAAGAAGATGACGACTTTCTCAAAGTACGTGAAACTTTGACACGTATTGGTATTGCATCAAGAAAAGATATGACACTATATCAGTCATGTCACATTTTACACAAGCAAGGCAAATACTACATTGTTCATTTTAAAGAACTTTTTGCCTTGGATGGTAAGCCAACTAATTTTGACGTAAGTGATGTATCGAGAAGAAATACAATAGCAAATCTCTTAGCAGAGTGGGGTCTCATTGAATTAGTGAATCCACAAAAAAGTTCTGAACCTGTTGCTCCACTAAGCCAGATTAAGGTATTATCTTATGGTGACAAGAATGATTGGAATCTTGTTGCCAAATATAATATTGGCAGAAAGTCAGTATAAATAGAATAGAGATGCGGAATGGTCCGGTCTCGTTTTTAACCTTGCTAAAAAAATAGGAGGTCATTATGACTAATGATATTTTCTTCCCTCGCGCTTCGTTTGTAGGTTTTGATAATCTTTTTAATCAACTCGAACGAGCAACACAACACCAAGTCCAGTACCCGCCTCACAATGTTGTAAAGTATGATGATAATAGCTACGCTATAGAGCTAGCTGTTGCAGGATTCGATATGCAAGATTTGGATATTGAATGCGATAAAAATGTTCTCATCATTAAAGGAGATAAAGGAAAGGACGGATTGGTAGATCGTGAATATGTCCATCGTGGTATTTCGCAAAAGAAGTTTGTTCGTAAATTTACTTTAGCAGAGCGTATTGAGGTCACAGGTGCCGCTTTGATTAGTGGAATACTATCAATACAGCTTGAGCACATTGTGCCCGATGAACTCAAACCACGTAAGATCGAAATCAAAGGTCCTGAGCTTTTGGTTGAAAAGGCTAGTTGATTTTATCAGCTGTTTGTTAGATAATAAGAGAGTCCTTCGGGGCTCTCTTTTTTAATTGGAGCTATAATATGAGCAATATTAAACTTATTCGTATGTCGTCTGGTGAAGATGTCGTAGCGGAAGTTGTGTTTGAAGACACAAATAACATTAAAATAAAAAATGCTATTGTTGCTATTCCAACTGGTAATGGTCAGCTTGGTTTTGCACCTTGGTCACCAATCTTGAGCAAGGAAGAGAAAACAATTAACGTTGCCAAGCAATTTGTGGTATATCAAGCAGAGCCAGATAGTTCAGTCGTTGAACAATATAATACTATGTTTGGCAATGTCATCACACCTAATAAGCAATCAATTATCGTATAATGTCAACATTCTACACAAGCGTAGATAGGCTTGGTAACAATATCCTTTTTTGTGGTTATAAGAACGGTGAAAGGATAAGAGAGCGCATACCTTATAAACCAACCTTCTACGTTTCTACGGACAAGGAGAGTGAATGGAAGACTCTTCAAGGAAACAACGTTGACAAACTCAATCCTGGCTCCATGAAAGACTGTCAGGATTTTCTCCGTGAGTACGGTGGGGTTGAAAACTTTAAGATATATGGTAACACTAATTTTGTGATACAATTCATATCAGATGCGTTTCTCGATCGTGGTGTTGAGTTTGATAGAGACATAATTAACGTAACTACAATTGACATTGAGGTTCAATCTGACCAAGGTTTTCCTCATGCTGAAGAAGCGAACTTCCCAGTCACAGCTATCTGTTTGAAGAATAACATAGACAACATCTTCTATGTGTTTGGAACAGGTGATTGGAACGAAGAAGATTCTATACTATCCGGGGATCTTTCATCCAGAGTAAAACATATAAAATGTGAAAACGAAGCCATGCTTCTGATGAAGTTTCTTGATCAGTGGCAAGCAAATTACCCCGATGTCTTAACAGGATGGAATTCAAGATTTTTTGATACTGTCTATTTGGTCAATAGAATTGGTAAAGTCCTTGGTGAAGATATGGTTAAGAAACTATCACCATGGGGTGTTATATCAGAAAGACAGATTCAGCTGGCTGGGAGAACACAACAGGTATTTGAGCTTCGCGGTATCCAGCAACTTGACTTTATGGATTGTTTCAAGAAGTTCGGCTACACATATGGTACACAAGAAAGCTATAAACTTGATAATATTGCTCACGTAGTACTTGGTGAAAACAAAATCGACTACTCTGAATATGGAACCCTTCACACCCTCTATAAAGAAAACTATCAACTGTTTATTGACTATAACGTCAAAGATGTTGACATTGTTGATAGACTTGAAGATAAAACAGGTCTAATCACACTAGCAATGACTATTGCTTATAAAGCATTAGTTAATATGGTCGATGCATTTGGTTCTGTTGGTATGTGGGATGCTCTTCTTTATAATGATCTAAAGAAAAGAAATATCGTTGTACCTCCAAAAGAATATCATACAAAGGAAAGACAGATTGAAGGGGCTCATGTTAAGGTCCCACAGAATGGCATGCACAACTGGATTGTCTCTTTCGATTTAAACTCTCTGTACCCTCACATTATTATGCAGTATAATATGTCTCCGGAGACAATAGTAAACGATAGGTGTTATGGTGTTACCGTCGACGGTCTTCTCAACGAGACCAAATACGACATACCTAACAACTACACAATGTCTGCTACAGGTCAATATTTTGACAAAAGCAAAAGAGGTATTTTGCCTGAAATAATTGATGGGCTCTATGCTGAGCGCTCTGCTGTTAAAAAAGAGATGTTGAAGACCGAACAAGAAGTCCAAGATAAGGGTTCAACATACGAACTTGAGAAGAAAATTATCACACTTAACAATCAGCAGATGGCTACAAAGATTTTGATGAATTCACTTTACGGTGCACTCTCAAATCAATACTTCAGATACTATGACATGCGTATTGCTGAGTCTATTACTGTATCGGGTCAGCTGACTATTAGGTGGGCCGAGAACACCATTAACGAATATATGAGAAAGCTACTTAAGACCGAAGAAGATTACGTGGTAGCTATTGACACAGACTCATTGTACATTCGTACAAAGGATTTAGTTGAGAAAGCTGTTGGTGAAAAACTAACGGTAGAAAAGGGTGTTAAGTTTCTTGACAAAGTTGCGTCTAAGAAGTTTGAGCCACTATTAGCTAAATCATATGAAAAGTTGTGTTCGTATATGAATGGTTACGAACAACGAATGGTCATGAAGCGAGAAGTTATTGCTGACAAAGGTATTTGGACTGGTAAAAAGCATTATGCTCTTAACGTATATAATTCAGAAGGTGTTCAGTATACTGAACCTAAACTAAAGATCATGGGTATTGAAGTTGTAAGATCATCAACGCCCATGCCATGTCGTAACATGCTAAAGGACACTATCCGCGTCATAATGACAACCGATGAAGAAACAACACAAAAGTTTATTCAGCAATGCAAGGACAAATTTAATTCGCTACCACCTGAAGACATAGCATTTCCTCGAGGTATTTCCGATATTGATAAGTGGAAAGACAGAAGTTCGATATACAAGAAAGGGTGTCCAATACATGTAAGAGGCGCTCTTCTTTATAACTTCCATATCAATGAAAGGAAATTGAAGAATCATGACCCAATATTTTCAGGCGACAAAGTGAAGTTTCTTTATTTAAAAGTACCTAACACTCTTCACGAAAATGTTATTACCTTCACTTCAAGCGGTGTACCTAAAGAGTTTGGTATAAAGAACAATGTTGATTATGACTTACAGTTTGAAAAGGCATACCTCGAACCAGTAAATTCAATATTAGACGTCATTGAATGGTCAGCTGAAAAGCAAATGACATTGGATATGTTCATTTAGATAAATAGTAGTTCAGATTAGGAAATAAGTTATGCCAGATATCCCACAAGAATATTTGTCTGAGTATGATTTTGGCTTCAACGCTGTTGACGAAGTACCTCAATCAACCGTTCAAGTAGACACAAAACCAATTGAAGAAGACGTTGAAGGAATCAACGATAATGTTCTACGCATTGAACAAAAGGTAGATGCGTTAGTAACTGCTATGAATAATCTAAGCACCAAGATGATGAATCTTGATGATGAGTTTGATGTAATAAAAACAACAACTGAAGATCAGGTTAAAAGTAGATTGACCGGTGTTGAAAAATTAATAATGCCTTTGCTTGTAAACCTATTGAAGACTTCAGATAAAGATTATATTCATTGGCCCAACAGAAAAGAAAAAATACAGTCTCAAATTGACAAACTTTTAGAGTTAACAAGGGGAGAATAAAATGAATTGGCTTAAATCAAGAATTAAAGAGCGAACAACGTGGGATGGGTTGTTGTTAATAAAACTGGGTCTTTTGGTATTGTTTCTTAATCCCCTGGCCAAGATTGCTGCTGGCGCAGCTATTGTGTATGGCGTGTGGACAATCACCAAAGCTGAATAATGGCTTTTCTTGTCCTCTTTGTTGCGCTTGCTATATCAGGTGTTGCTGCTTGGTATAGTATAGCTGGTTTAGCAGCAATATTTGCTGCAGCGAAGATTCCTGTAATAATTATGGGCGCTAGCCTTGAAGTTGGTAAACTTGTTACCGCCTCGTGGCTGTATCAAAATTGGAAACGTGTACCACTTCTTCTCAAATCATATCTTACGTTTGCTGTTATAGTTTTAATGTTTATAACGTCGATGGGTATATTTGGATTTTTATCCAAGGCCCATATTGATCAAACTATCGTTTCAGGTGATAATACCTTGTTGATCGAGCAGTTGGATCAAAAGATAGCAAGAGAGCAAAAGCGAATAGATGATGCTAATCTTGTTATTACTCAACTAGACAGTGCCGTGCAAACACTTATTGATTATGATCGTATAAGAGGGGATGACGGTGCTATAGCAGTAAGGGAAGGACAAAAAGATGAACGAGACAATCTCAATAGTATTATTGATGACGCTTATGGTGTTATGGGAGACTTACAATCAGGTAGACTTGAACTATCTCAAGAGCAGCTGTCTATCGAGGCTGAAGTCGGTCCCATCCGATATATTGCAGAACTTATATATGGTGATGAAACTAACCAAGCTATTATTAACAGCGCTGTTAGAATTGTTATTCTTATTATTATATTTGTGTTTGACCCTCTTGCTGTTCTTCTTCTGGTGGCTGCCAACATGTCTTTACGAGACAGTCGAGCTAAAGTTACTACGAAGAAAATAGCAGCAGTCGTAGATGAAGAATGGATTGAAGAAGAAGTACCTGTTGACGAAGACATTGAAGAGAATTTAGAGAATGTAAATTTAGAGCAAGTAAGGAGACTACTATACAAGTATAGAGCAAATACTAAAGGGGCTAAAAAAGGAACATTTATTTTTAATAAAATTAAAAAGCTGGAGAAATTAGAAAAAGAGCTTGAGTCTAAACTATAACTGTATTATAATTGGTGATATATGGAAAGTTATAAAATGACATATGATGAAGTAATAAAATATTGTAGTGAGCTAGCTGATAAACTTATTACAATAAATCCCTGTCTTATAGTTGGAGTTGCACGTGGAGGTTTAGTACCTGCCGTGCATCTCTCTCACCTATTAAATCTTCCTATAGAATGTCTATTATGGCAAACTCGTGATGGAGGAACAAAAGAAGATAATGAAGTAATAAGTGCTGCTATAGGAGCAGGTAGCACTGTTGTGTTTGTTGACGATATAAACGATAGTGGTCAAACCTTTACTGAATTAAGAGATCATTATGGTGCAGGTTATTTTGTCTGTCTATTAGAAAAGACGCAGAGTAAATTTAGATGTGACTTAGTAGGTGATAGAACAGACACAGAACGTTGGATTGATTTCCCCTGGGAGTATGTAAAAGATGAGTGATTTTTTTCGTAATATGGTAAAAGAACTTAATGATGAGAATACGTCGATCGCTGAAGACGGTCTAAGTAGCTCAGAGTTTTCCGGTAGTATTGATACTGGTTCTTATATTCTTAACGCTGCATTGAGTGGCAGCTTGTACGGTGGTATACCTAATAATAAGATTACAGCCTTTGCCGGTGAGTCTGCTACTGGTAAGACTTTCTTTGCTATGGGTGTTGTTAAAAAGTTTTTAGATGATAATCCTAATGCAGCTGTATTCTATTTTGATACTGAAGCCGCTGTTACTAAAGAGATGATGCAATCAAGAGGTATTGATACTAAACGTGTTATTATCTCTGAACCAGAAACTATTCAGAAGTTTAGACATACTGCATTGCAGATTATCGATAACTATGCTAAGACAGCAGAGAAAGATCGTCCTCCTATGATGATGGTTCTTGACTCTCTAGGCCAGTTATCTACTACTAAAGAAGTAGAAGATACTGCTGCGGGTTCTGAGACACGTGATATGACTAAAGCTGCTGTTCTTAAAGCTACGTTCCGAGTACTTAACCTTAAGCTGGCTAAAGTTAACGTACCTCTTTTAATTACTAATCATGTTTACGATGTAGTTGGTTCTTACATTCCTATGAAAGAGATGTCTGGTGGTTCAGGTCTTAAGTATACTGCATCTCAGATTGTATTCTTAGGTAAGAAGAAAGAGAAAGATGGTAAAGAAGTTATCGGTAATATTATTAAATGTACGATGACGAAGTCTCGCTTTACTAAAGAGAATAAGAAAGTAGAAGTACTTCTTACATACGATAAAGGTCTTGATCGTTACTACGGTCTTCTTGAGCTTGCTGAGAAGTACGATATTATTAAGAAAGTTTCTACTCGCTATGAATTACCAGACGGTTCTAAAGTATTTGGTAAAGCTATTAATAGTGATCCAGAAAAGTACTTTACACCGGATGTAATGCAAAAGCTTGAGCTGGCAGCTCAGACTGAGTTTACTTATGGTGGCGGAGCTATTACAGAAGAAGAAGAGATTGAATATGGAGATGATGACGAACAAGTATGAGGTAATGTTTAATCCTAATGAGGAAACAGCGCTCATACGTATTACGGAAGGTAAATTTAAAAACTTTGTCTATAATTATGGGCAAGTAAGTGTTGGTGAAGTTGATAATGAAGAGAATGATCTTCCAATATCATTTACCTATGAATTAAAGCAAGCCCCTGACTCGTACGAGTATGTTGATGAAGAAGCAGATAAGAAAGAATTTGAACAGACTGTCGGTGATATACTTTATGATATTATCGTTAATAGTAATACTGTGAAGGAAGCAAATGGAAACAACGATACTGAGCAATCTAACGAAGGATGAAGAGTACGCTCGTAAGGTAGTACCTTTCATTAAACAAGAATACTTTCAGAATGTAGCTGAGCGTATTATCTTTAATAAGATTAATAACTACATGAATGAGTACAGCAATGTACCGAATGTAAATACCCTTCTTATTGAACTTGGCAACGATCAGTCGTTAGTAGAATCTGATTATAATGCTAGTGTACAATTATTAGAAACATTTAGCAATGAAAGTACCGGGCATGACCGTCAGTGGTTGATTGATAAGACAGAAGAGTTTTGTCAAGAGAAAGCTGTCTATAATGCTATTATGGAGAGCATCCATATTATAGACGGTAAGAGTAAAAATAAAACTAAAGATGGTATTCCATCTATACTTTCTGATGCTCTATCAGTAAGCTTTGATAACACTGTAGGTCATGACTTCTTAAATGATTATGAAGAACGTTATGACTTTTACCATAGAATAGAAGAACGTGTGCCGTTTGATCTAGAGTATTTAAACTCTATTACTAAAGGTGGTGTACCTCGTAAGTCATTAAATATTATTCTTGCTGGTACTGGCGTTGGTAAGTCATTAGCTATGTGTCATTTTGCTTCTACCAACCTTATGGATGGTAAGAACGTTCTTTATATTACTCTTGAGATGGCTGAAGAAAAGATTGCAGAACGTATTGATGCTAATCTAATGAATGTTCCTCTTGATGATCTTATACAGCTACCTAAAGATGTATACGATAAGAAAATTGCTAAGATTAGAGAGAAGACACCTGGTAGATTAATCGTAAAAGAGTATCCTACTGCTAGCGCTCATGCCGGTCATTTTAGGCATTTAATTAACGAGCTTAAGATAAAGAAAGGGTTTACTCCTGATATTATCTATATTGATTACTTAAATATTTGCGCATCGTCACGAATGAAAGGACTTGGTAACTCGGTTAATACTTACTCGTTAATTAAGTCTATTGCAGAAGAGCTAAGAGGTCTTGCTGTAGAGAAGGATGTTCCTATCTTCAGCGCTACTCAGACTACTCGTTCTGGTTATTCTAACTCTGATGTTGAACTAACTGATACTTCTGAATCGTTTGGATTACCTGCTACCGCAGACTTTATGTTTGCTGTTATTAGTACAGAGGATTTACAGAAGTTGAATCAAGTGTTAGTTAAGCAATTAAAGAATCGATACAATGATCCTACGATTAATAAGCGTTTTGTTGTTGGTGTTGATCGTTCACGTATGAGACTGTACGATGTTGAGCAATCAGCGCAAGATAACATAATGCAAGAACCTGAGTACAATGATACGATTCCTGTGTTTGATCGTGCGAAGAACGACAGAACCCCTAAAGATTTTAGTAATTTATTCTAACCCCTTGATTTAAGTAGACATTTTTTTCCTTAGAAATCAACCAGTTACAAAAAATATGAAAAAATTTGTAACTGGTTGATTTGCATGGACTTTAAAAGTTGATCTTCTGAACTCATAAACATATAATATATGTAAGAAATGAGGAGATCGACTATGACTAAATTTATTAAAGAAGACTTTGAGTGGGATGGAATGTATCTGATGTATAGTGGTCCTTATGAAGGTTCTAAAACCATGGATGAAGTCCACCCTAACTGCCATCCTTCCTGGATTGGCAAGCGAAAGCCTGCATTCATTGCTCGATTTAAGTATGGGCCTTACAAGCCCTGGAAGGCTTGGGTTAACTTCTTGGTAAACAATGCAACTGTTGAACAATATCTTGAGCTGCAAGCTGCGGAGCACCCAGTGGGTGCAATGAGAAAACTTGGATACAAGGGAAAAGTATAATGAGTGCAATGAACGATTTATGGTTAGAGATCGCTGACTTAATTGATGCTGGTATGTCTAATTTAGATATATCAAACAGACTTCATATCGAAGTAGATTGGGTTAGCGAAGTTCGTGCTGAGTACGAGAAAATTGAAGATGATGGGCAGCCTACCTGGGAACAAGAGTGGGCTGACTTTGGAGAATGCTATGATTAAGGTAGTTGTTGTCAGTGGTAAGAAAGTAATTAAGCAGTTTGAATATAACGAACGCAAAGACAATCATGCTTTTGAGAAAGCGTTTGTCGAGATGGATAGAGCTACTTGGGAGTTTGAACCAGGTAATATTATAGCTTTGTACCAGCATGGTAAGTGTCTTCGTCACTACTCAGACCCAGAGCAAGGTTGGGTGTATACAAACAATAATGGGATTTACAACTACTAGGTGAGATGCTATGGGTGACATCAAAGAGATGTTGCAAGAGACGACTGACTGGGAATTCCCCGGTCATGTCTATCTTCTGAATGAAGCAGGTAAGCTCAACGGGTACATTAAAAAAGATCGTAATGATATCGTATGGTTCAAAAAGTCTTTGAGCTTTAGCAAGCGAGGTAGAAAGTTTAGGAAGCTAAAGGTAGACGATCTGATATAGATAAATAGTTTAAACTATTGTGGTTACTATATGGCACAGTTTAATCCTCTTAAAATATCAGATCTTCGTAAAGATGAAAACAGACCTCTTACCTTTATCAAGAAAGTAGATAAGGGTGAAGAGTTTGCTACGGTTAAGAATGGTAACGTTATTATACCAAAAGATCAGCTGCAGCTAGTTAAACTTTTTATGACAGCTGACGGTGGCAAGTTTCCTAAGTCAAATACCTCAATAGAAGTAAAAATAAGAGGCGGTCGTACATTAAAAATACCGAACGACTTTTTAAAGACTGGCGACTTTGGTGGTAAAGGACAGGGATCAGGAGTAGCTGCAGAAACATTAGCAATGAATTACTTCAATGATAACCTTAATAAACTGCTCGCACAAAAAGGCTATAGTTATATAAAATTAAGAATAAACAATAGAACAGTTCGTTGTGCAGGTATGGAAAAGACTGAAGGTAAATACCAGGGACGTGAACCAAAGTCTGATATGAGCATTATAGATGAAACTGGAAAACCTGTAGCGTTCATATCGCATAAAGCAGGTACCAGTGCTAAAGATTATCAGCAGTATGGTGGTCTTTCTTATTCACAATATGCTAATAATGCTGATATCAGAAACTTTATGAAGGCTGTATTAGCAAAAAGTCCAAATGGTCTAACAAGTGGACAGTCATATTTTAGAGCTGTAAATGATAAAATGCTAATAAGAGAAGCAATGTACGGTCCTGAATATTCAAAGAACCGTCCAAGCATAAGTAATGTCGATGAGTTTCATTTGGGTAATATGAACTTAAGAGGTTCTGGACAAGGTCCATATACTATACAATCAAATCATAAAGGCACTAACGGTGAAATACCAACTGGTCAATACCAAGCAGTTTTCTTTATACGTTTTCAAGCTAGAAGAGGTGACGCTCGAGCAGCCGGTGTTGTAGTTCCAAATGCGAGAGTAGGTATATTTCCAATAGCAAAAATTTCAGGTACAAGTATTAAAATATGAAGTTCAGTTCGTTCTTATTAGAACAAAAAAACACTCACATGGAACATCTCGAAGACATGATCTTCAATGATGGTGTGGAGGGCGCAAGGCTTGCCATAACTTCTCTTCAGTCACTAAGAGATATGTTAGCTGGTCGAGCAAAAGAAAAAGTAAACATGACGGTAAAATGGGATGGAGCTCCAGCTATCTTTGCTGGTGTCGATCCTTCTGATGGTAAATTTTTTGTAGCTAAAAAGGGTGTATTCAATGCGAATCCTCAACTATTTAAAAATGAAAAAGATATCGATGGAAGCCTCTCTGGTGATCTTGCGAACAAATTTAAGATTGCATTACGGGAATTTTCTAAGCTGGGAATCAGGAAAGGTATGTATCAAGGAGATCTCATGTTCACTAAAAGTGATCTCAAAGTCTCTAATATCTCTGGTGAAAAATATATTACATTTCAGCCTAATACTATTATGTACGCCGTACCTGTTAATAGTCAGCTCGCTCGGGTTATACAAAGAAGCCAGATCGGAGTTGTCTGGCATACAACATATTCTGGACGTACGTTACGACAAATGAAAGCATCGTTCGGTAAAGGTATTGTATCTAAGATGAAACAATCAAGAACGGTGTGGATGGATGATGCAACTTATAGAGACGTATCTGGTAACGCAACCTTTACCGAAGAAGAAACAAATGAAATAACAAAAATGTTATCAGCTGCCGGAAAAAGGTTTCGAAAGATTCCAAGCACTGCTCTTTCGGTCATTAAAGATGACGAAGAGCTCAAACAAAAAATAAAAACGTATAACAATACGTTTGTAAGAGCACAAGAACCATTTCCGGAGCCCCGAGCTCATGTTAAAGGATTATATCAGTATATAACAGATTGGTACCAAAAAGAGATAGATTCAAAAAAACAAGAAAAAACAAAACAGACCTGGACAGCTAGAAGAGATACCGTGCTCAAGAAAGTGTTTCAGAATACAGAAGAGCTCATATCCATTTTTGAGTTAATGAATTTACTAGTTCAAGCTAAACAGATGGTTGTCGATAAACTTAATAGGACATCATCCATAGGTACATTTCTTAGAACAAAGAAAGGTATCAGAGCAACAAACCAAGAAGGATTTGTAGCCATAGATAGGTTGACAGGTGGTGCTGTTAAACTTGTTGATCGTATGGAATTCTCTTACGCTAATTTTTCACCAGAGGTTTTGAAAGGCTGGGATAAATAAATACACATAAATGATGCGTTAAGTCTAAGGAAAACACGCAATGAAGAAAGCAGTTATAGCTTGGGGTCGTATGAACCCCCCGACAATAGGTCACGAGAAGCTCGTGCACCGTGTTACTGCTGTAGCTAAAAGAGAAGGTGGCGAACCAAAGATATATCTCAGTCACACGCAAAACGCTAAGAAAGATCCCCTCCATTATCGTGATAAAATAAAATACGCTCAAAGAGCATTCGGCAATATTGTCAAGCCGTCTACATCACGAACTATTATAGAACTCATGAAAGAACTGCAGAAGGCTGGTTATAAGCAGGTAACTGTTGTAGCTGGTTCTGACCGTGTGCCTGAGTATAACAAACTTCTTAAAAAATATAACGGAAAAGATTACACGTTTGACAAAATCAAAGTCGTCAGTGCAGGTGAAAGAGATCCTGATGCTGAAGGTGTTTCTGGTATGTCTGCTACTAAAGTGAGGCAGGCAGCTACAAGTGGTGATATGAAATTATTCCAAACAGGTGTTCCATCAAATCTTTCAAAGAGAGATGTAGCAGATCTGTACAATAAATTAAGAAAGGGTATGCTCGTGGAAGAGATAGAAGAGTTGATAGAAAAGAAGAAAGAGAAGAAAGTCGATAGTACTGACTTTTCTGACACCGAGCTAAAGAAAGCTGTCGATACAATGAATGAAGAAGAGCTTGATGAAGAAATGGAAGAACTTGAAGAGCGCGCTCCTCTCACTATCCAGCAACGGATGAAGAAATCAAGACAAATGAAACGTCTTGCTCCTAGAATGAAACGTCTTCGTCAGATCAAAAAATTTAGAATGGCTCCTGTAGAAAGATTGCAGATGCGAGCTCGTAAACTTGCAAAGAATTTGTTGCGTAAAAAGTTTGCAGGCAACAAAGGTGGTAAGTATGCTTCGCTTTCTCCTTCTGAAAAAATTACTGTAGATAGATTAGTAGCTAACAAAGGTCCTGTCATAGACAGGCTGGCTAAAAGAATGCTTCCAATGATGCGTAAAAAAGAAATTGCTCGCATTAGACAAGCAAGGCAGACTAGAAATGAAAATGTAGAAAAGCTCATCGATGATGTTAGTACATTGTTTGAAAAAACACAGACTCGTCAAGACCCGGATATAAAAAATAGAGAAGGAACACAGCCTGCTCGCTATCATGCTGGATTGTCGAAAGCTACAAAAGCAGTACGAGATGCTCAGTTTAAAAGACAAACAAAGATGGCATCTGACAATCCCAAGGCTTATAAGCCTGCGCCTGGTGATGCATCAGCTGAAACAAAGCCAAGTAAGTATACTAAAAAGTTCAAAGACTTGTTTGGCGAAGCAAAGACTATAAAAGTAGGAGCTGATTCTGTTGGTGCAGACAAAATTCACTTCGGTTTAGTTAAAGATAGAAAAGTAGTAGATGTTGGACCAAAAGATGATATGTTAGCTGCTTCGGAAGAAAAGGGCGGTAGAGTTTGGGTCACAACAAAACAAGTTGGTGATGTTGTAGAAGGCGAAGCAGTAAGAGCAGCTCGCGAAAGAATTAAAAGAGAAAAAGAACAAGACAAAGCTAAGCATGATAGAATGCTTGATCAAGCTCGTAGTAATGATACCAAAGCAGCTAACCGTAAAGAAGAATTTGAGCTGACAGAGAAGTCAATGGACGCTCTTAAAACTAAAGCATCAAAATCAGGCTATTCATACGGTACATTGAAGAAGGTCTATGATAGAGGTGTTGCTGCATGGAGAACAGGTCACAGGCCTGGAACTACTCCACAGCAATGGGGTTATGCAAGAGTAAATGCTTTCATTGCAAAACAGAAGTCAGGTCAAAAGCTTAATCACGATACCGACTTGGCAAATGAATACGTACCAGAAGGTAAAGCACATTCAAGAGCTCAACAAGCTGCTATTGCTATTGCAAAGAAAGAGCGTGGTGAGTATAAAGAAGGTGCAGGTCTATGGCACAATATACATAAGAAGCGCAAAGAAGGTAGACCAATGCGCAAGCCAGGTTCAGAAGGTGCACCAACCAGGCAGGACTTTAAAAACGCTTCTGAAAACTTTATGGATGGAAAAGGACCTGGTAAGCCTGGTGATGCAGCTCGTCACGGGTTAAAAAGTAAATCACCATCTGAACTACGTAAGATTCGTTCTTCTGATTCAGCCTCTCCTCGTAAGAAGCAGCTAGCACATTGGCTACTTAACTTTGTTCACAAAGAAGAAACACAAACTGTTCAAGAAGAGGGTGGAGCAGGTGAAGAAGGTACTAAAAAGCTCAAAGATAAATATAAGAAAGAGACGCCAGAGCAATGAAAAGATATAAAGATTGGCTAGTAGAAGCGGAGTATGGTGGTAGAAAGGTCGCACTTAACAAGCCTTTCAGAACTCCTGGTGGTCCTAAGAAGTCTGCTGTGTATGTAGACCCGGACGGAGATGGTAAAGCCAAAGTAGTTCGCTTTGGTGATCCAAACATGACGATTAAGAAAAACATTCCTGCAAGAAGAAAATCTTTTAGGGCAAGACACAATTGCGATAATCCAGGGCCGAAAGATAAAGCGCGCTACTGGTCGTGTAAAGCTTGGTAAACAAGGGGTAAGACATGAGTTACAAATCATTAGAAAGCATGATTCGTAGTGTGGTATCTGAAAGTACGCTACAAGAAGCTGCTCTAGGTAATCATAAAGGTCTAGCAGCACTAGCCAAGCGTAAGACTGGTGATGAAAAAGACACTATGATGCGCGCTGCAGAGATGATGAAAAAAGGTCAAGTAAAAGATCTTAATATGTTTATGAAAGCTATGGATCAATCTACCCATAAGGCTATTATGCCTTTCGTAGATAAGAAACATTACAAAGCTCTTCATGAAGACATAGAAGAGATTGATGAGAAGACTCTTACTCCTGCTGAGCTGAAAAAACGCGAAGAGATTGCAAAAGCAATTGAGCGTGAAAATCCTGATATGCCAATGCCACAAAAGATGGCTATTGCAACTGCACAAGCTAAGAAAGTAGCAGAAGATAAAGAAGAAATTGAAGAAGATAGCAGCTATAAAACAGGTTCTGAAAAACACACAGATGGTGGCCACCGTGCACATATAAAGAACCCTCGAGGCGGAACAACGTACTTGGGAAGCACTACTTACAAGACTGCTAAGCATGCTAAAGGCGAAGCAGATGCTTGGCATAATGCATACTTCAATACACCAGGAATGAAAAGTAAAGGCAATCCTCGTGGAGCTGAAAGAGCAGCTCACGACTATCGTAAGAAAAACGCACAGCACGTTGTGGAAGAGATCAGTGAAGCTATAGATGACGAAGGAAAGATGGCGCGTGGGCAACTAATGCGCATGGCTAAGCAAGCAGCAGCTCTTGGCAATATGATGTCAGATGACAAGCAGCTTGATGGATGGGTACAATCTAAACTTACTAAAGCATCGGATTACTTAGATAGTGTACATGATTATCTAATGAATAACAAACAAGATGTTGACGAAGAAGTTATAGATGAAGCACGTGGCGGTGCTGATGAGCCAGATAGACATATCATTATGCAATTGAGAAAAGCTCAAGATGTAGATGGCAATCATCCAATAACATTTAGAGGTGGTAAAACAGCTAAGGTTCAAAAGAAACACATTGATAAGATTCTAAAGACGCATGACCATCCAAGTGTTAAGCCAGTACAGAAAAGAATGATGAGAGTAGCTATCAGCAAGTCTCCTCAACATCTGGCCAGCTTTGCAGATAAACTTAAAGAAGATTTTAACGTTGAAGATATAGATACAATACTTCAAGAAACTAAAGGTGCACCAAAAGGCTATCACTTTACTCGTTCAGGTCAACTGAAGAAGGGTGATGCAGGTCAAGACGGACCCGGTGGTGCAATGCTTAGATCAGATCCTTTAGATAAAGTTCGTAAGAAGATACCGCCTTTGCCAGAAGAAGCAGATGATAATGAAAAAGAAGTAATCCATACTCGTAAAGCAGACTTTAAACTATCTAAGGTACGTTTACCAGATGGTAGGTTGGCTTATAGAAAAGTTAAGAAAGAAATTGACATTGAAAAGTAAGCTAACAAATAAAAAAGATAAATAGAATATAAATCCATAGGGAGAATAACATGTCTAATCGATTTGGTCTGCCTGATAGCTTACTTGATGCTGTCAAAGACATTACAAAAGAAAATAAAGAAGTACGTCAATATCGTGCTTTTGGTTTAACTACAGAAAGCAAAAATGCTCCATCAAAAGAAAATGGTGGCATAGCTCATAACTGCGCGTCTCACGTTCAACACGCAACATATGGTGAAGGTGTATGTATACCTGAGCAGCATACTATTGTTGAAACTGCTCCTGGTGAAGGATATGTAACACACTACGACGTAGACTTTAGCGGTAACATTGTAGAGAATGTGCCTGTAGAAGAGCTAACTATTATTAATGAATCTCACCACGGTCATAGCCGTAAAAAGAAAATGGAAGCTATGGACCCTGTAGGTAAAGCTGATAAAGATATCGACAACGACGGCGACGTAGATGATTCTGACAAGTATCTCCATAACCGTCGCAAAGCTATCAAAAAAGCTATGGGTAAAGACAAAGTTAAAATTAACCCTGAAGTCAAAGAAGAAACAAAAGTTGATTCTAAGCTGGAAAATCCTCATAACTGTGCCACTCACGTGTACAGTGAGCAGTGGGGCGACGGTAGAACTGTAACTACCATGCACGCAGATCCAGATGAATACGGACAAGTAGCTTGGTACGATGTAATGTTTGAGCATGGTATCGAACAAAGAGTGCCTATCGAAGAATTGAAAGTTCTTAAATCAAGTATGCACGGTCATAAGAAAAGAGGTAAATAAAAATGTCTAGCTGGGGAAATAAAGACGATATCGCATCACCTGGTACAGTAGACCTCAGTGGACTAACTGTTACTGGTAGCGGTACATTTTTTGCAAATAATTATTCTAGTGGTCAAGTAATTAATATTGCTGGCGCTGGAGATGCTGCTATCAATGCAATCACTAATGCCACGTCAATGACAATTGTTTCTAACACTGAAATTAGTGTTGGTTCTATTTCAGGCGCAGCTTACACAGTAAGCGAAAAGCCTGTATACGTTATTGATTCAGATACAAATACGCTTGCGGATGATGTATTTGGTGTATCTGTAGCTGAGCAGGGTGTAACAACTGCTAACACTCACCATGCAGGTTGGGTACGCATTGGCGATCGTTACACGGACGCTAATGGCAATGTTCGTCAGAAGTCGGAAGTACTTGTAGCTATGTCTACAATCGCTGGCGATGCAGATGATGACGTACAGCTGCCTGACGCATAATAGGAAATAAGCATTATGGCTGACAGAAAAATAACTGAGCTTAATGCTCTTACAGCTCCAAGCCAGAAGGATCTTCTCTATGTAGTAGATGATCCTTCTGGTACACCAGTGTCGAAGAAAATTAGCCTATATGATTTGTTTGGTTCTGTTCCTGCCAATACATCTGTTTCTGGTACGTTAACCGTTTCAGCAAATTCAACAATCAATGGTGCCAACTCTGTTGTATCAGCTAACCTAAATATTACATCAACCAATGGTCCTAAAGTGGACGCGGGTTACGTAACACTGGCTAGCAAAACAACTGTAGGAAGCAACAACGCAACAACAGTTCTTGGCCAGGGTGGCCTACAAGGTAGTATCTTCTGGGATGATAATTATTTGTATGTAGCTACAGCCAACAATCAGATTAAGAGGGTTGCGCTGTCTGTATTTTAATAACTGAGTTGTAATTGATGTTTGAGAATTTGACTGAAAAAAACTTTTCATTATACGCTGCAAAATTTTATGAAGATCCGAATTGTATAGACATATTGGACTTTCAACAAGATCTTGATAGAATAAAGTATCTGAAAAGACTGTTTAGACGATACGAAGAGAAGGGTGATTTAAAAGAGCGTTTAATTTTAAATCACCTTGTCGTCTTGTACAATGTTTTTGATTCTGAAGCGTTGACACGTATGTTAGCATTCAAACTCTACGATCATCTTCACTTACTAAAGCCTTTCTTGTTACTTATTGGCCAATGGCCAAAAGTCATACACGGTATAGATGGTATAAATATACTGAGCGAAGAAATAAAACCGCATCAGGATATTGTAAACAAATTAGGATCCATCTAATGGCATCACAAGCAGTAGATTTATTTGTACTCTATCAGATAATTAAAAAGATATCAACACCTTTTAAAGACACTGATGCTTTTAAATTGGGTCTCGTTGACGAAAAAGGCAAGCGCCTAAAAAAAGCCAAGACAGATGAAGAAAAGAAAGCAATGACTTATCTTGATCGTTTTGTTTTCAATATAAAAAGAGCGTTAAGTAAAGTCGGTCTTGATAGTAAATTAGCTACATATGCAGGAGCTTTATTTCTTATCAGAGAATCTGAAACAAAGCGAATACCATCAGAAGATGAAATTATTGAAGGTGTAAACGAAGAGATGTCGTATCTTGCTGAATGCACGGATATGACATTTGATGAGTTATTTGAGGATGCTCCTGCTATGGTCACAGGACCAGCAGTTGCAGGTACTGGTGATGATCCAGTTCACTGGCGACATAAAGGTAGACCAAGAACAAGAGGTAGAGCAATTGATGCTACAGCCTTTCTCAAGAGGATGTTAAAAAAACGTGAAAATGAACAGAGAAGCAGTATACGAACAACTAAAAACTGATGAAGGTGTCGAGTATGCAATCTACCTCGACCACCTCGGATACCCAACGTTTGGTGTCGGTCACCTCATCAAGGAAAGTGACCCGGAACATGGACAACGAGTTGGAACAGGAGTCAGTGAAGAAAGAGTCCGCGAGTGTTTCGAAGAAGATCTTGAGACGGCCATATCCGAATGTAACACTTTATACGGAGAAGGGAACTTTGAAAAGCTCCCGGCCGAAGTACAGGAGGTCTTGGTTAATATGATGTTTAACATGGGGCGCCCTCGCCTCTCTGGTTTCAAAAAGTTTAATGCAGCTATTGAAGAAGGTAACTGGTTGGAAGCAGCAAAAGAAGGACGAGACAGCCGTTGGTATAATCAGGTAACAAACAGAGCTGAAAGATTAATGGTTAGATTGGAACATTTAGCGAGTGTGGGACAATGAAGGTAAAATTAAGAGAATTAATGATGGACGCAAGTAGAACGTATTTTCAAGGAGAAATAGAAAAGCATCGTGTGAACGTAGAGATTTATCTGAGAAATCCTGCAGGTATAGGTGAACATTCAGATATTATGGAGGCCATAGAAAATGAACTTGGGCAGATGGCTGAATACGATGACAAATTAGAAATGTTAGACAAATACTTCGGAGACTAACAATGGCAAAATTCAACAGACTGCTTGACGCAGACTTCCAGCCACCCCGAACTTGGATTCTAGACCTGTCGCTGTCTTATGATTGCGATGTCTTAAATGAAAAGGAAGCAGCCTCATTGAAAGCTGTAGCTGCAAAGATTAACAAGAACAATAAAATTACTGTACCTAAAGGATTCAAAACAGATCTTGCATCGGTGCCTCGAGGTATATGGTGGTTCATTGCTCCATTTGATGTGGCACGTGCTGGTGTTGTTCATGATTACTTGTATTGGTGTATCCGACAGTATCGTGACGCCCAAGGTGAAAATGAGGATATGTGTGTAGTTGCAGATGCCAAAGCAGCAGCAGACAAGGTATTCAAAGAAGCTATGGACGTTTCTGCAGATCATGTAGCTGGGTGGAAGAAGTGGTGCGCATGGAAAGCTGTATGTTGGTTCGGCCACAGCTCTATTGTTCCTAGAGAAGAACTGTAATGTTTTGGTTACTTGTCAGAGCTGCCTTGACAGGTATTTTTGGATCTGCGTTTGGTAAATGGTTTCTTTCCACACGTATGGGAAGATGGTTTCAAACCAAACTTGATCGCTTCATGGAGCACGTAGCAAACAAATATAACATACATCTTGCTAAAAAAGAAGCTAAATGGCGAACACAGTTTCCTCACTTAGCTGACAAAATAGACAATCTTGAAGGTAAGGCTAACAGTTTGACCGAACAACTTGGTGCTTATCGGGATGAAGTAAAACTGACGCGAGAGCAAACAAATGCCATTAGAGATTTAGCAATGGATATTATAAAAAAGAACACGTAGAAATATTACCAAATGATAATAAAAATTTAATATAATCTTAATAAAAAATTAATGGAACCTTAATCGTTTTTGAGAACGGTTTGTTATACATAGTGCCGAAGACCTTTAGCATAGAGGTCATTCTTATGGAGAAGCACTATGAAATATCTATTATGCGCCGCCATGTTATTGATGACTAATTCTATTATGGCACAAACCGATGAGCAAGAATATAATTATAAAGTCAAGGACGGTGACAGAGAATACACCTTTCGTACCAGAGAAGATAAATGGCACGTTGAAGTAGGTGATAAAGTAGGACCTGTTGAAGTAATGTATCGTTATGCGGACCAGGATGGTTCAATAGAAAATCGTATTAAATTCACCACCGAACTCTTTTCTTTTTCCGATCT